GTTGCAGATTTCGTGAATTCTGCTAATACGAAGTTTTCGCTAAGCTTCATAAGTTTTTCCTTTATTCTTTATGACCTAACATTTCCTTAGTCATGATATAGTCTCGTACAAAGTCAGACCTCACAATATCCGACCACGTAAATTCGACTGTTGTAAATCCAGTCATATTATCTATAATATCAAGAAACTTAATCAGACCTTTCTTATCACCGTCCCTAGTGAAGTCTGACTGTCTATAGTCTCCTGAGAAAATAATTCTACAGTTGGTTCCTACTCTTGTTATAATCGAATCAAGTTCGTGGAAAGTTAAATTCTGCATCTCATCAACAACAATAACCGCATCGTTGAGAGTGAATCCTCTAATGAAAGAAGTTGACAGGAACTCAATAGCACCTTCCTTGATCAACTTGTCATATGCTTGGGGATCATCAAACAATTCGGCACACAATGCACGATATGGGCCAGTATACGCATCAATCTTTTCTTCAAGAGAGCCTGGCAAAAAACCGATCTCACGTGTGGGTACAATAGACCTCACCACGATGACCTTATCAATTTGGGTTTGTTTATCTAACGCTTCTTCTAAACCAAGATACAGGGCAGTAAAAGTTTTACCCGTGCCAGCAGAACCAGACATCACGATATGATGTCCCTTGTCCCATGCGGCATAGACTTGTTCTTGTGATTGGGTAATTGGTTCGAAGGTGTTTAGATCGTCAATCCTCAACTTCTGTGGCAACGTTCTTTCTCTTCTCATGTTTTAATGGTATTTCCTCTACCGGAACCTTTTTTAATTCTATCCAAATGGTTTCTCCATTCGTTTCCAGCCTGTCTCATGGTAGACTTACTACTTGAGATAAGACCAGGCGCACCGTCATAGTAACGTTCCAGATTAGGATTGTCGGATAGATACTGATCATATTCGGAAATCCGGAGGATCACTTCCGCAATCTCTCCGGTTTCCTTATTTCTAAAACTATAAATCGGCATAATTTACATCACACTTAATTATCAACCTCACTACGACACCTTGCGGTGAAGAGATAGGATCACCTTCCTTATTTTGATTGAGTGAATTTAGGTTCTACTTCTAAAATAGTTTGATTGAGGAACTCACGTTTAGCTAACAGTTTATGCGCCTTCTGAGTTTTACCTCTTTTATTGAGACTCGCAATATAATGATCTAATTCTCGACTGTCTCGTTTTAATCGTTCTATTTGATTTGCAGTCATAGCACTCCTATTAAGTAGAGGGTTATTGTTTAATTAAGTTTGGAAATGCCTCCTGTACAGTTTTTTTGGTTAGGTTTTTGATGGGTGCTTTCTTAGCCACCATTGAAAGAACAACTTCCGCATCTGACGGATGGATTGATTCCAACATGTCTATGAACATCTTTTCACGTCTGTATGCGGGAAGATTGGCGCCAGGCCCGCCTTCAACAAAGTAACCAAAGTCTTTGTGCTTTTTGAGTAGTGTAGAAGGAACGGACTCCGGAATATTTGGAGTATAAGGAGGTTTCCCTTCAGGGAGAAGGAAAACGAGTTTGTCATCAAAGGTGCCTCGTAGTACATCTGTAAACGCAGCAACGTCCTTATATTTCAGCAGAACCTTGATACGTTCCGCTTTGGTTTTAGACTTTTCAACTTCTTGAAAAATCTCAAATACTTGTGTTGGTGTACCTGTATAAGCCATGAATTTCTCACTGTATAGTAGTATATAGGGTTTTAACCATCTACAGAAGCGACATATTTCGAATATTCATCAAAATCATTTAGAATTTGATCGTACTCGCTTTTCGCAACTTGGATAGCATAATTAGAGTTAGGCCCGAAACGAGCCCGAACCTTTTCCTCAACAACTGAAAAGGGTTCGTTGAAGTTATCACAAACCAATTCTTGAACCTCAAAAACAAACTGACCCATCTTACTCATCTGGATTTTCCTCAACAGTTATACGATACTTAGTACCGTTTAAATCTACAATATCTAGGGTCTTCTTGGTAGACAGGAAGACACCATCCGAATTCAAGTCCATAGTAACATAACCAACTTCTTTTGTAAAGCTCTCCCCGTACAATTCTGCACTAGGGAGAGTCTTCTTAATGAAGTCCATAATGAAATCGCAATAAACTAGGTTCATGCTACCTCCATAAAGAATTCTTTATTGTTCTTGAAGTAGACGCCCTTGGGAACAATCAACTTCTCAATCATCACCCAGTCTTCGGCAGTCATACGGTTGCCGTAGTCTTCACACTCAGTCACCTTGAGAAGATAGGAAACAGCCTCCTCCGCAGTGTCGAACGTCTTCATATCTTTATCACGGTTTAGGTAGGGTTTCGCAGTATACATTAGGCACATTCCTCTTCTTTCAACAAAATCTCTGCAATCTCTTCATCATTAAGACCCAACTTTCGGGCTTCTTCAACGAAGGTCTCATCATCAAAGAAGTCTAGAACGTCTCGGAGACGTTCACCAACTTCACCATATTCATACCACTTGACCATCATCAAATCTCCTTAGGCGTACCAAGAACGGTAGTAGGAACGGTTTTCGTCAGCAGGACGAGCGCAAGAGAACGAAGAAGTCTTGAAACCACCGTAGTTGTCGATTCGCTTCTTCATCTCAGCACCAATGAACTGATCACGGGCAGGGAACACGTTGTCAGCCATACCGTGACTCATCATCGAACCTTCTTCACTGCGACACGCAATCTCACGAACGATCACAGTCTTTGCAGAGGGCTTCGCAACGACTTGGTAGAAGTCAACGTTGGTCTGTTCGTAACCCCAAGAGTCAACGAAGATGTCACCAACCTTGACGTTGGCGGCCTTCTCAACAGCTTCTGCCTTGACCTTCGCCTTACGAGCGGCACGATATTCTTCAACAGCAATCTTGTTCTTGATGAACTCAGCACAGTGTTCGTACATGCGTTCAACAGAAGAGAAGCGGTAGTTGAATTCGATCTTGTAACCGAACTTCGCACGGGCAGAGAACCGGACGCACTTGGCGACCTTACGATCTTCATCGATCTCCAACTGGAGGTCTTGGGCAGCGAAGTTTTCAATCATCATTTGTTTCATAATCAATCTCTCTCTCATCACGTTACATGTATATAATACGAAATCTGGCAGGAAAAGGCAACACTTTTTTTCAAAAAAAGCAAAAAAAGATTTCTAATGAAATCAATGACTTACCACCCAAGGTGGTCATCATCCTTAAAAAGTTCCTTCCGGTGACTCCAGACTCCCCAATACATGAGGATCAAACCAAGGACAGGAATGCCGATAGTCACCCAATTACTAGGAGGTTCACCAGCCACACAGTCCGCTGCGTAGAGGCACTCTTCGTAGAAGTCAGCGGCTCCAACACCACCCATAACCAAAAAGATTCCAAAAACAATCCTAAGCATCTTCAATCTCCTTAATCTTAAAGGTATCATATCCAAGTTCTGCGATCAATCGGTATCCAGCATCCATAAACTCATCAAACGTAAATGTCTGTTCCGTATAGATTTTTTCTTCGGATGGATATATTTTCACCAGAACTATGTGATACCTTTTTTCAGTCAACATCCCACTCCACTACTTGGTAGTCTTTCATCTCACTCACTTCAGCAAACTCAATTGCCGCAGCTTCACTACTGAATATAAGTTCCGGAATTATTTCACCATCAACCATTAAGTAATACACAAAGTCTTTCATCACGTCCTCTACAATAGACTACAAACATCATCCCAAATTTTTTCCAACTCAAACTGACTATCAAACCCGTATTCAACGGCATGATGCCAAGAGGAGGAACACCGAATTACGTCAGCAGGGCCGCCGTTCTTCAGGATGGTTTCAACAATCATCATAGGACTACGATACGCACCGACAAACTCATCGCCAGCGAACAACTCAACAAGACCTTCATTCACAGAAACAAAATCGACAGCCATGGGAACACTCCTCTCATCACGTTACATACCCATAATACTTGGTTTGACAACAATTGTCAAGCGTTTTTTTAGATTTTTTTCGAATATTTTTCCCACATGTAACCCCTGAGTTGATCCATGTTCAACTTGGTGTCCTGATAAAATGGAGTCAAATCAAGGTCTTGTGGCACGTCCAGAGGTTTCTCCTCAATCCTACCCAAATGATAATATTTCCCATTTCGATATTCCAGACGGTCTCCTAATCTCCTTGGATTCTTCCACCGTGTGTGGTGAACCAGTGAGACCCCGTTTCCAACAGTGACCCAGAACTCAGTGTCAGCCACGTGTCCCAGACAGTTGTCCTCTTCCCAATAGTCTTCGTCTACCACGTTCACCAGTGCGGGAATGGCAGTGTCGATTGACCCATAATGAGAAATGAATCGAAGGTTGTGCATACCACACAAGTCCGCATAACTATTATCCATTGTAAACCCTGACATGTTAATTGTCAAGCGTTTTGTGAATACATGTCCACGAATTAACCAGTTGAGGATGTCCCGATTTGGGACTATGCACCTGTCAATCTTCTTGGTCTCCACAAAGTTAATGGCCTCCTCTTTTGTGAGAGGTAACCATTCCTTTCTGTCTGGAAGACCATAACTGTAATGGGTGTTACTGATCATCATGGAGGGGAGTAGATCAGTCAACATAGAAGATGCATGGTGCATGTTCTTGGTATGCCAACAAACCGAAGCTGGAACGAACTTAAAGATATTGATGTTACGTATGGCAAAGACCATACAGTCTTCGTGTGTGAATTCGATCTTTTTTGAGTAGTCTGTTGTACCTGAAGTTGAGGATACGAGGAAAGGATCAGACTCCAAGACGTACCAGCCTGGATTGTAGTAGTTGGGTTCTGGTGTCATCTCCAAGGCATGAATGGTACATTCAGAATATCTCTGAATCATCTTACCGTGCAAACCGTCATAGAGTTGTTCACCAGTCCCATCAGTGATACAGAACTTGGCAGGGCCAAACCTTGCGAGTTTGGTATAGGGAAGACTTTCTAATTTTGCGGGAGAATCTAGGAGAATTATCCTAAGTCCTAGTTCTGCACAGGCAAACAGTGCAGATACGTGACGGCTATTGACATTCATTATTGATATGGCAACAAGATCACCCTTTCTTGCACCATAGGTTTCTACAAGTAGTTTCTTCCAACCATCGATATCATTACAAAGTTCCTCTTTAGACTTTCCATCATATCGAATAGAGGAGTTTATGCAATTACGATTTATAACCACCCTTTAATTCCTTGACATGAGAAGAATGGATTTTGCATCCAATAAACTCATTATAATATTCATCACTCAATAATACATTACGGTCAAACTGTTCTTTGGCCTCAAGATAGGAACACTCACCTTTAGTTCTACAGAGATGTAGTATCTCACGATAGTATGCATCTCCGCCTTTTGTTTCAACAAGAAGTTTTAACTCTTCACTGGAACCATAATAAGACATCCAATCGGATTGGACTTTCTTAGTACGTTTGCGGGTTTTTCCTTTTAGGGGAGGGAGTTTTCGTGTAGACCAAAAGAACTTCTTACCAACATATTTCTTATTGGTGTCACGTTCCGTAATAAGATAGACGAACCCAACGTATTCGCTGAGTTCGTCTTCGTTTGGTTGAAAGTTGAGATTCTTATAATGCCACATATTACTATGTATGCATTACATTACGTCACTGTCTCCAAGGTATTCAACTTCTGCCTCTGACCCACACATAGGACAGAATTCAGGAGTTTCATCATCGTAAGAAGCCACTACTTTGCTAATGCAATCACAAACAACACATTCCAATTGGTAAATATATTGTTCCATCATGCAGCACAACCTCTCTCATCCACTCCACAGACTACAGGCGTTTCTTCCCAACCCCAGTCTCCCGCCATACCCACTACGGAGTATTCGGTGACTCGTTTTTCGAAGAAGTTGTCGTGGGAGGCTCCGTTAAGTACCCAATCAAGCCATGGTAGAGGATTATCTTTTTGTCGGAATTTAGTCTTGAGTCCAAGCTGAAGTAAACGGCGATCAGCAATATGGCGAATATACTTACGTACCTCGTCCTTAGTAATCCCTTGTACATCATTTCCACGAAACGCAAGATTGACGAATTTGTCTTCAAGTTCAACCGCATTTTTAGCCATCTCATAAATTTTAGATTTAAGTTCATCATTCACGATACGGGGGTGTTCCTCACAGAACTGCCTAAACAACTTCGCATTACCCTGAACGTGAATAGTTTCATCACGAATAGACCACTCAACAATTGTACCCATTCCCTTCATCTTGCCAAACCGTTGGAAGTTTAACAACATGACGAACGAGGCAAACAGACTCATACCTTCATTGAATACAGACTGTGCAAGAGAAAGAGCAAGACCCGTCTGTGTCGAAGAGTCACCTTCCTTCATGAAATTAACCTTGTCAGCCATTTCCTTGTACTCAAGGAACTTGTGATACTCTTCATCGGGTAGACCCAGAGTATCATTCAACAGTGCATAGGCACGTTGATGTACTGCCTCTCTTGATGCAAAAGAGGACAACATATTTCTAACCTCATTGTTCTTAAAACGAGGAATCAGAAGTTCATGGTAGTTCTCACCAACCTGAACATCCGATTGGGTGAAGAGACGGAGAATGTGAGTAATAAACTCTTTCTCACTCTCAGTCAGTTTTGTTTTCCAATCCTGCACGTCTTCGGACAGTTCAGCTTCGTCTTCGATCCAGTGAACCTCTTCATGTTTCTTTGAGAGTTCTACCGCCCAAGGATACTTGAACGGTTTATAGGTTGTGCTAAATTCTAGTAGTGACATTTATCCCTCACATGCTCGGCATTCGTTGTCTTCGTTATTTTCTAAATTGACCTTATTGAAGAAGGCCATTAACTCATCATATCCACCTACATAGTTTCCTTCAATGTAGATTTGCGGAACAGTTTTAACCTTACGTCCTGTTACTTCTGCAGCGGTCTTACCAATCTCCTGAAGGTCTATGTAGTCATAAGGAATACCCCTCAACTTCAGTTCTT